CGTAAAAGTCGTGTTAGCCATAACTCTACCTTTTTACGAAAGGATTCGTCCCGAAGTCTTCGTAACGTCTGCTGGGCCAGTCGCCGGGACTATGTATCCCAGAACAAAAAAGGGGGACGGGAGCGTTGACGCGAGACAACAAACGGATCGCCGTAAGTCACCGTCAAGGAAATTGACGGCAATCGTCATTATCTACCGCTCCCATCCCCCCTAACTATCCTACGCTCCGGGTGAACCCCAGATCCCTAACGGATCGGAAACACCGAAGCTGTACCGCTCACGAGCCTTGTAGCGAACATTTCCGGTATCAAAATCACCGTCCATGCTCGTTTCCAGTGCCACGCGATTGAAATGCTTCATGCCGTTCGGAACGTCGGTAAGCAAAAACCACGCATCCGTATCGGTCAGGAAGTGATTCACTACCGTTCCACCCGGAACCACACCCATGCTTCTTACGGCATTGATGTCATTGTCCGCAGTGGCAGGACGAAGCTCTGACTTCATTATCCGTGTCGCCACGAACTGCAAATCGGGCGGGATAACGAGCGTCTGGGGACGAGCAGCGATCATCAGACCACGCTCATCGGTCCATTTGCCAATCTGAATTACGGCAGCCTCAAGAGAAGTCTCGTTGAGGTCAACGGCAGTCGCTGGACGGTTGGAGTTCTTGCCACCCGAAACGAGCGGATGACCGTCACCACCAGTTACACCATCGCCTGACGCCGTGAAGAGATTTACACCATCGCCGCCCTGATAGGCGTTAGTGAACCCGTTGTTAAGCGGGAACACGGCTTTAACCTGCTTGGTGTGGGCCATGGCACGAGCCAAGGCCTTGGTATAACGAGCCGACAAGGAATCGTAGAGATTATCCTCCATGGCCTCTTCCGTAATGGCAAAGCCCATGGCGACGGTCTCGTGATTGTAGCGAGCCGTAAAGCTCTCCTGTGCAGCATCGTAAGAAATCGCAGACCCCTCGTCCTTCACCGGGGCAGCATCGAAGCCCGAAAGCTTCACTTCTTCTTCAAAAGACCTGCTGGAGCTTTCCGTCTCATAAATCTCAGAATGCTCGTCATCGTAACGCTCATACTCCATTCCGAAGAGCGCATTCAAACCCGGAAGCAGTTCCTTGAGAAGTTGTGCGCGACTAATAGCCATTGGTCAGTTCTCCTATACGCCAGTAGCGTTCAAATAGGAATGATTAGAAGCTGACCCGCTAGACGCAGCGTTAAACTTCACGATAACATCTGGATAAGCATCGCTCGCCGTAGTCCCCTTCGGGGGCAGGCTGCTAGGCCCGTCAACGAAATCAATGATGCGAAGGGGCAGCGTATTCGTTGTTGCTGGAGTACTACCATCAAGTGCGTTCTTGGACTTACCGATAGTCGTACTACCAGCAGTCACAACAACGGATGCATTAAGTCCGCGATCCGTGGTGTTGAGCGCCTCGTCGGCCTGCATCTGAAACACGACGAAAGGATCGTCAAGCACATACGCCATCGCATCAGTGGCCGCATTCGATGCGGGCCAAAAATTTGAAAACGTCTTCTGGCTGGTAGTCGGGTCCGTGTAAGAGCAACCCAAAAAGATTCCAACTGCAGTCAGGGCGGTAGTACCGGTATCCTTCGCGATAGTACCATCCGCCGCAACCTTACAAAAATCACCATTAGAGATCTGTGTGCCGTAAGTAGTGATAATCGGCAAATGTCTCGTCTTACTGGTAAATGAACCCGAAGCACTAAGAGTGCCGATGGGTCTAGCCCCGTATGGGGCTGCCGTAGTAGCCATGAGTACCTCTATTGTAGTGTTGTAGCGTTCAGCGGCCTCCGCCACCAAATGCTACACGAGTTTTACGGTCAGGCGCGAGAACAGGCATCCTAGGATCATTCTCGCGCATATAGTTGTTATCGACGGCTTGCATCTGGGATTCGGCGTGTTTCTTGTAATAAGAGCGCCTCTTATCCACCATTTCTTCCGGTGCCTTGCAGAGCAATAGTCCACCGACTTCGATTCCACCCTTCTGCGCCCATTCCGATTTATGATCGCTCATAATTTGTAGTTCCGGGTGATCTTCGGCACGAACTGGTTCCCACCCCTCACGAAAGCGTTTTGACACGTTCATGTTATCCGCGGTGCCAACCATTGATGTCCTTACCCATCTGAACACCCAGCCATCTTGCGGCTCTGGGTCTGGAAGTATAGATGCGGGCTCCCAAGGCATGTCACGAGTTTCATCTTCACGAGTCTCCAATGACTTGGTCTTCCTCGGAGCGCGTTCGTCAGCCATCAGACCATCTCCTTGATTAGCTGTGCAGCATACTGTTGTGGCGTTATCCCCAAGCGGTTTGCGAGTGCGACTTGGGTCGAAGTCAATGTGACTTTGCGTGGAAGGGCACCGTTGTTTCTCATGGCTGGTGCAACCACGGGGCTCGTCTTACGACGAGTTGCGGATTCAACGACTGTCGATCCCGTAGAATCTACGTCATTGACACCGAAGTATTCGGGAAACTTCTCCCTCATACGTTTATCTATTAATTCATAGTACTCTTGAGTTTCTGGGTCAATGCCTTCCCTCTTGACCAACTTCTCATGCACACCATATGCAAGACTTGTCATCTCCTCATCATCACCAAACCAAGGATTGTTTTCTTGCCACTCCGTAGCCGCCGCGGATGCGGGGGATCCCTCCGGGGCGGCTACTGGCCGTTGCTGGGCTTGTTGACGTTGTTCGGACAACACATTTTGCTTCCAAGTCTCCGTGACCCTATTTGAGACCGAAGGAGCAGAAACTTGCCTTAGCTGTGCATCGGTGAGGGCTTTTTGTGCCTTCGTAATCTGGTCCGACTCCCCGGACTCATGCGCTTGTTTGAAATTAGCTTCGGCTATGGCAAGTGCAGCCTCTGCACCATACTTACTATACTGGTTAAGGGCAGACTGCGAGTCTTGAACAAGCTTGAGTAGTCGCTGGTTTTCAGTCTGTAGGTTCTGTGTGTAGTTCACGGCCTCGCCCGCAAGCCTTTCGGACGCTTCCTTCGCCCTTCGTTCTTCGTGGAACTCCCATTTCAGCCTTTTAATGCGTTTCTGGGCACGACCTCCATACCTTGAGATCTCTTCGTCCGTCGCCATGTCATCATCTGATGACGTAGCCACTCCAGCAGGACGCCGATCATCTTCCGGTCGATCATCCACGACTTCAACATCAATTTCATCAACTTGTGCGGAAGTTGATGTGTCCGAAGACGGCGTAATGGTAGTCCTCACACCTAAAAACTTATCTTCTTCGCTTATCCTTCCGATTTCTTCGCTCATATTAAGCCCTCTCCACTCCTCTGGGGTCCTCGACAACCGCTTCTACCGTATCATCATTGATCAAACGGAATTCTTTTCCATGAATTTTGAGTCTGGTACCACTGAAAGCACGAAAAACAACCCAATCACCGACCTGACAGTACGGCCCATTGGGAAATCTACCATAATTGACATAAGCATCCGGCCCCATGGACATCACCCACCCCACGACGGTGGCAATGGATTCTTCATGTCGAGACTCCATGGACTTGATGATACCGCCATCGGTTGCCTCTTCAATATCGGGCAACGCAATCAGCAGCTTATAGCCTTTCGGATCCGGTAACTGCGATGCGAAATTATTGGCCTCTTGCCCCGATCCCTCTTCCAACTCCTTCATAACTTCTTTTGCGAGTGTAGCCATTACGACCTCTCGTGTAAATGTGCGCCCTGAGCGAGCGTAGCTTACTACATATCCCTCAATTTAGACTCCAGATCGATCACTTCGCGTTCAGTCCACGCGAGCCCTTCGATAATCCCGCAAACCTTGCGATAGTCTTCCATGTCCTTGGCCGATCCGATAGCAAGATGGTCCGCCAGTTCGTTCATCTGGGTTCTTATTTTTTTTCTGAGCAATAATAAAGCGTCCTCACTCACCGTCAGCGTCCTTCGCCATTTCCCTGCCAAGCTTGATGCCCTCTATCTCCTGAGAAACTGCAGCTTTCTTTTCGTCCGCATCCGTCTTTATCGCCAATTCCCGTTCCTCCAACGCGAGTTTCTGCTGTTCTAACTGAAGTTCCGCCGCATCTACTTGCAGTTCGCTGTCCAGCTTCTCCCGTTGTAACTGAAGCTCCGCGGCATCGGTCTGTAGTTCGGCGTCCATCTTTTCTTCAAGCAGCCCTAGCTTCTGCTGATCTAGCTGCTGTTTTGCGGCAATCTTCTGTTGCTCCAATTGCTGTTTCGCCGCATCGGCCTGCTGTTTGCGCTGAACGTCCATTTCGCGTATGCCAAGTTCGCGCTCGCGCTGTTGGATGATCGGGTCTTGCTGTTGCGCGGCCTGTTGTGCAGCCTGCGCCTGCTGTTGCTTCTTGCCGGTCATCTGATCCGCGGCATCGGCAACAAGCTTACTGAGTCTCTTCTCGATATCTTCCGGTAGCGGCTGATCTTCAGGTGGCAGTTCTACGCCAAGCTCTTCTTCGATCTGCTTACGGAATATGAATGCCAAGTGTTCGCGGACATGAGAGTCTAATGCGCCAGCTATCGCTTGACCCGCGGGACTGTTCTGCATCTCCTGTGCAATCTGTGGATCATTCTTGAGTGCCATATGAACACGCATATGTGCCTCGTGATCCTGATATTCATATACCTTGACGGGTGCCTGCGTGAGCATATCCTGATTCTCGCTGACAGGATTCTGGGGTGGCACCTCGTCCGCGTCAGGCACGACCTTGTCGGCATTCGGGATACCGATCAATTCCATCATCTGCCTGTGCAGAAGAGGGAGGTCATACATATTCGGGGCTTGGGCCGCTAATTGGAGTGCAGCCTGATATTGCATAATCCGTTGTGCCATGGTGGACGCATTCGGGTCCGAAACAGGCACTACA